ATATTTTTCTAAATCAAAATATTCTCGCTCTGGTGGGCCTTCAAAACCCTGACCCGTCAGACCCGACATCACCTGCCGCACCTGGCGGGCAATGTTGGAAAGCACGTCCCCAGTCCCAGACTGATTCGGGGCTGTCAGCTCGTTGACGCGCCGCATGGCCGCATTCAACCGATCAGCGTTCGCCCCACCGTTACCTTCACCAAAATCAGACAGCTTCCACTCGTCCACAGGCGTCGGCAAACCCAAATCACGATACTTTTTTGTGGCCGCAGAATCCTCCGTGATCGGCTTGCGATAAACACCCGCATCAGGATTTTCTTCAGCGTACCGCGCCGCCTCGGGAGTCAACTGTTTCTTAGCAGTCTCAAATTCGATGAACTCGTCGTAAAACGGGACAGCCAAATCATAGATCCTGTCAGCGAAAGCCCGAGCCTCCGCCACCTGTTCCTTGACATCTTCCGTTCTAGGGGAAGCAGCGTCCTCAAGCGTAATCCCGTAAGCCTCCTGCAAACGCCTATTGTAATAGTGATCCCTGATCGCCGAAGGGCTTTTGTTGCCTCTAATCATCGATGCGACGATGAACTCGTCACTTTCGGGGGAGGTTTTCAACGCCCGATCCAGCCGTGGGCGAGACGGCAAAACAATGTCATCGTAGCCAGTGACAATCGGCTCAAACGCCGCAGGGTCAACCGCACCAGGACGTGACTGGGCCAACGGCCGAGTCAACATTTGCTCAAAATCTTTAGAGTTCAGAAACGTTGAACGTTCAACCTCGCCAATATCAAGCCCCATCTGCTCCAGCAGAATGGTGCGCAAAACCTCGTCACCAGTCGGAAAAACCTCTGTCTCGCTCATAATTTAACCCTTAAAGAAAATCTCTGATATCGGCAGTTTCACCAGCGGCAGCCAAAGCATTAATCAACGTCATAATGACCTGCTGCTCCTCAGCCTCAGTTGCCTTATCTTCCACGCGTTTCTTCTCCCGCAACCTTGCCGCCAACGCACTGCCAGACGCCGCCAGCTCCGAACGGGCAAAATCGCCGTACTGTTTGTTCGCCAACGTGTTGTAGCCGCGCTCAGACTCACCCAGCGCACTCATCCGCTTACGGAAACGTTCATCCGAATCGTTCCCCAAATCGGCGAGTGTGTTCGCCAACCCAACCTCAGCCTTGTATGCGCCAGCATCAGCACCATTAGCGGTCAACAGGTCAGCATATTCGGGTGACAGTCGTTGACTTTCGGTCAACGACATGTCCCCGTAAGGGTTGCCCATCCCGTCAATAAAAGTGCCTAAACGTCCCTCAGCCGCAGTCGCATCTGCCTGGTCGGCGGTCACAGCACCGTCGATGTCGGCGAGTTCTTGGGTGATGTCTCGTGGACCGAATCTGTCGGATGCGAGCAGTTCTTGAAGCATTTTTGCCATTGCTTTTGACTGTTCCGTTTGACTCACGCCGCCGTAGCCGTAGCCACCACCACCCGTAGGTCCGCCGCCGCCTGGTGGCTGGTTGTTGAGTTGGTCGTAGTAGGCCGCTTCTGCTTCCAGCAACTGACGGTTGATTCGGTCGGCGTCTACGGATTCCGTGTCATTGAGCGCATAACCCCTCGCCCTGGACGGGAGATACGCATACTCACCTTTTTCGTTAAGCGCGAGCGTTTCGCGGGCGTTTGTCTGGTCAGCAGGATTAACCCCAGGACCATAAGTCACAGGAGTGGACGTTCTCACAGGATTTCTAATCTCGGGAGGCAAACCCTGCATGGTCGGAGGGTCGGGACTGTAAATAGAAGACGTGCGTGCAGGCCGATCGACAATGGGCGTGCGCGTAGGCGGCTTCTTCGGCTTCTTCGGTTTCGGCATCGGGTAACTTGTAGTCCCAGACTCATCAGCAACTGTCGAACCGTAAATACTCATAACTATCCCTTAACTGTAAAGAGGCTTATACGCCTGCAACATCAAAGCCTGCATTGCAATTTCGTTCTGTTTGCGTTCCTCAATCGCCAACAAAGCCTGCTCGCGTTGACGATCAATGCTCGCAGACGCAAAATCAAACTCGCGTTGCTCCGCACCAAAATCGTCCGCCATACGCCCCATATAACGCGTATGATCCCCAACACGACGTTTCAACGCCGACTGAAACGCCCCCGAACGCACCCCGCCACCAGTCAAACCACGACTTGCAGCGTTCTGCATGAAACCAGACTGTTGACGGCCAAAACTGCGTGTAGCATCAGACCGCCGACGAGCGCCACGTTTCTGCGAAAGGAAACGCCCACGTTCGTTAGCAGCCTGCTTCGACAGGTGATCAGAATTCACCTGCCCCCGCGCCTTAGTGTACCGAGATTGATCAATAGCCATTACCTATAGTCCTTTTTGTCCCTAGAACACTAAAGCAATCACGTTAAGGACAATCCCGACGACAGCCTCGTCGGACGGACTGTCGCCATGTATCCAAAACTCAATGGCACCATTGCTGCCAATTTTTGTTAAAAAATGCTCGTTGTTTATTTCGCCCGCCGTTACATTCAACGCAGCAAACTCTTTGCCATCTACCTCGGGATTCCAGTTCGACCCGTCAGGTCGGACAGCAACCCAACTGTTGTAGGCTGCATTAACTGAAGTTATATTTAAATATGCGGCCTTCGCGCCAGAACGCGAAATCCCGCCAATCGTTGCAGGCAACTGGATTTTGTGCCAAGTAAGAGCTTTCTTGCCGTTCCGCTCATCGTAAACACGGGTCGGCTTATCACACATTTTCATCAACGGACGAGCAGCAAGCAGATCGTCAATCTCTTTCTTCGTGTAAACCTGGTCGTGAGTATGCCCATCGACCGAAACGTTCTTGCCGTCGACCTTCGACGTGCCAGTAACCGCCAGATTGCCCGTGATCGTCCCGCCAGCCAACGGCAAAAACCCGCCACCAGCAACATCGCCACCAACAGCATTCTCTAACTGCGCTTTCGTCACCGCACCCTGCGGAACAGACGCAGCCGCACCCAACAACAACTCAGACCCAGCATCCATCGCAACAGACCCATCAGCATGAATCACCTGATTATTAACAAACGACTCAATCTGCTGATAATTCTGTTGATGCTCACTCGCCTCAACGAGTGTGCCATCAACAATATTATTCGGAACAGTCAACTTACTCACAACAAAATCCTTTACAAACTACGTTAAACGACGGCTACGGTACTTAAACACAACAGAACTCAAACCCCAAGAAATCCCAGGCGCACCCTCAATACGCAACTGGGTTGACGCCATAGTCCCCAAAGACGACCCCTTCTCCAACCTTGAACCAAAACCAACAGACCCCGAATAAACAGCCCCGCCACCATAAACAACACCCGACCCGTAACGGGCACCATCGCCCTCAGGATCAACAACAACCTCAAAACGACGGACAATCGCATCCTCAAAATCGCGACGGACAGCCACCCGAAACTTGTAGCCAACATCAAAACCCCGTGCAACAAAAGTCGGACGCTTCCACCGCTTCTTCAAATCCGTATACCCCGCATCTAACCAACGAGTCGTATACGACGACTCAAACGGCACAGCAACATCCCCCAAAACGTCCAACGCATCCTCCGACGCCTCCACCCGCACAACACCAGGATGTGACCGCAAACAGCCCAGCAAACCAATACTGGCCTGCGAATAAGCGCCCTGCGCAAACGGCCCCAAACCGCCACCGCCAGCCGCCTCAAACACCGTCCAAGACCCGCCCGCTACCTGCGGATCAAGCACAAACACAGCCGAAGCATCATCAGCAGACTCATCAAAAGAAAACGGGACAGCCCACCACAAACGCTTCCCCAACCACCCCAACCACTGGTTATCGCCAGCAAACTTATTGAAAAAGTCTGACGCCACCAACGGCCGCAAAGAAGCAGAAACTTCTTGCGGCCTCTGCGAATCAGTGATCGAATACACACCATCAGCAAACGACATGAAATAACATGCCGTCTCCGACTTCGCAATCAACTGACGGTTACGCGCACCCTTCGTCCACGACACATTAACCAACTGTTGCGACTCACCATCATAACCGTAAATAGCAAAAATGCTAGACGCCTTAAACACCAACAAATGGTCCGCCATCGGCACAATGCCCGTAATCGGCCCGCCACCAACCAAAATGTCAATAAAATCGTCCTTGCGCCACGCCCCAGGCTGATTCGGATGCGACCAACGCACCCGATGAGGAAAAAACTCGCCATTCTCCTCAAACGTCGAAGCAACCCACACACGCCCACCGTGCGAAGCAACAAAATTGGCTCGCACCATAGACGACGACGAAACAGGAGCCAAATAGTCAGGCGACCAATTAGTGGCGTCAGGGACAGCCGAGAAATCGTCGGCCTGAACCGACACCCCATCCCACGCCAACACGTCCTCATTGCCACGGGCAATGAAAACCGTGTCGCCCCAAGCGGCATAATCCGCTACATGAACGCCCGCCGAACAGACAGCATCAACACTGTCCGCTTTCAACGCAGCAAACTCTCCATTTGACGACCAGTACAGCTTGTTATCAGACCCGTTAGCGATAAGTAGCGAATCCTGCCCCGACGAACGTTCATGCAAAAAAGCTGTCCGAGGATTCCAATCCGCCACAGGAACATCGTCACCCCAACGTTCCCAGCCGCGACGGGTACGAATACCGCCAGTCGAAAACTCTACATTCAGCATTGCAGGCGACTCGTTCGGGGCCAGCGTGAACTGGGACCGATTCAAATTCAGTCCGCCCGAAAAATCTTCAAGTTTCAACTGACGTAAAGCGTTAGCCATTACAGAAAGTCCGTAACCACACGCCGACGACCATAATGTCTACTCACACCCCGCCCCATTGTTATGCGGCCCTGATAACGGGCACGCATAATAGAAGTCATCGTCACAGCAGTCATCGCACGCCAAGTAGACAAATACATGCCCGACAACACATCATCTTCCTGGCCCGCATAGGCCCGAGAAATCGCGTAATGAATCAACGCCGAATGCAACCTGGAATCACAATCAGGGACCCCAGCAGACAAGCCATACCAGTCCTCACGCAACATGCGCCAGCCACGGATTGTGAACGTCAAATCAGGTTTTGATCCAGGCCACAAATGCAGTCCCGTGCCCCACATTGAATACATCGAAGGCGAACCCGCCGAAGACGGGTCGCCGCCGATGCTGTCAGCAAAATAGTTTTCCGCATCCTCATGCGAAACATGTTCCAACGCTTCACCCTCACTAGACACCACAGAAGCGACTGCACCAATATCGTCAGGCAGCAGCGCAGGGGAACCGTCCGTCGTGGCGTTCACAACCCACGACGTTTCAAGCCACGGCCAGCGAAGCTCGTTGGCTGTGGTTTGTTGGAATGCTTCCAGCAAATATTGGTCTAGGAGCGCGTCTCCCAAATCTTCTTTGTCTAGGTCAAGTTGTGCGCGGACTGCTGTTCTGAGTTCTTCTACGTTCATTCGTTCTCGCTCCGCCCGCAGCCGACACACAACGGCGTTGCCGTGTTGCGACTGCTTTTTGTTGACCACGCCATGCAAGTGTTTGCTTTACCTGAGCAACGGTTTGTCCGCGGGTTGTGGTAGGGCGCGGAAGAGTATGACTGCGAATGTTCCGAATGTTGAAGACCGAACGTCAGTTCAGCGTCGGGTCCGCCGTTAACTAGCTCTATTCCCAAGTCAAGTTTACTCATACGCTTATAGCTCCTTTTGTCCCCCATGAACGCAAAAAGAGGGGACGCTGCTTTCGCAACACCCCCTCTTTTCGTTGTGTTTAACCGAAAACTTCAGTTACAGGTCACGGCGTTGTTGCACCAAAACCAGTAAGTTTAAAGTTTTTGCGACGGTCGTTGACCGTCACGTTACCGACCGCTGTGATGACCGCGTAACGGGCATCAGTGAACGTTGCCGCACCCGACGTGGCGTGAGCCGAGTCGATTGGGCTGTCAGTGAACTTGGACTGCTTAAACCAGCGGTCCTTGTGGCCCACCAGAGTCAGCGTGTCAGCGTTGATGCCGATAACCGAACCTTCTTGAGCGGCCTTGTCCCAGTAGAACGGGACGCCCTTGAACAGAAGGTTAGTGAACCCGATGCTGCCAGTCTTGTCCTTCATTTGGAAACGCATGTTTGGCGTCAAGCCAAGCTCATACATTTCGAAGGTCGCCTGGTCACCGAGCAGTGCGGTAACAACATCGTTGCCGTCACTAGCCGAGTTGTACAGGTTGGTGAGGATAGCCTGCAGGGTAGCGAAGTCAGCGGTTTCATCCGTTGCGTCGTAAACCTGTGACTTCCAAAGCGGCTCGTTGGCAGGATCAATCTCGCCGCAAACGGCAACATCGTCAATGATGTCATAGATTGAAGTCCAGCCGCCAGCCTCAACACCGAGAAGCTGGTCGTTGACAAGCTTTTGCAAGCTGGTTTCCGACTGCTTCACACGGGCCTTCAGGAGGTTAAGAATTGCTTCCTTACCATTGTTTTTCAGTTCTTCCATGCCTGAAATCGCGATGGAAGTAATGATCTGCTTCCAATCAAACTTTGCGACCTCAATGCCACCCTGCGGGGTGATGGGGAACTGTGCCCACTCGGCCAGGTTGCCAGTGTCGTCGTTGTCAGCAACCAGAAGGTGCTCAACGATTTGCTCTCCACCAGAAAGCATGCGGGTACGCTGCTTTTCCATGAGGAGCCACGACAGAACGTGCTTGTTGAACACGTTGTCAACGAGCTGTCCACGGTAGTTGTCTAGTGTTACATTCAGATAGGACGCATGTGCGTCAGCGGCCGTAGCCATAATAAATCACACCTCTCAAAAGGCTAGAAGGGACTATCCGACGCCCAAGCAGCCTCCGCTGCCTCTTCGAACGTCGAATATTTGATTGGGGAAGAAGCGGTAGACCCTGCACCAATCCCATTCCCTGAAGAAATTGCTTGCGAAGCCGCCTGAGCGCCAGCCTGACGGCTCGCAACCTCGGCAGCCTGCGCAGCCGTCGCCTGCTGTGCAGCCGACTGCTGAGCAAACACTTGCTCAAACTTCATGGTCTGGAACACTTGCTCCAACCCAGCCGCAGTTTCGACTCCACGATTAATCGCTTCCTCAAAAACTTCGTTGGCGTTGAATGCGTCTCCATACTTCGCTTGCAGACGGTCAACGGTCTCATCCAATTCGATACCTGCACGCCACTCCCTCAACTCCTGCAACTGCCGTTCCATGGGGTGTTGGTCATAACGCTCGTCGTACTCCGAGTGCGCAGATGCCTCTGCGACCCCTTGTGCGGCGGCTTGGCCGTATCGGTTGTTAATGAGCTGCAACGCTTCTTGCCGTGTCGCGGGATTCTCCAACGCCTGCTGGAGAGCGCGAGCGCCCGAAACTTCTTGCATCCCCTGCGTGAACGCCTGTTGGCGCTGATATCCCGCAAGGGCCTCCTTGACAGAAACCTGCTGTTCCTCGCCATTGACGCTTACGGTCGCCATTTGGCTACCGTATTCGTCAACATTGAATACAACAGGTTCTTCTACTGCGCCCTCAATCTCCGCTTGTCCATCTTCTACGGGTGCTTCGAAATCGGGTTCGACGGCTGCCTCATCAATCGAAATTGATTCGCTGCCGTCCTGTGAGGCGGAAAAACCGCCAACGTTTTCACTTGACATTATGGTGAGAGTTCCTTTTCGTAGATTGTTCTCACCTATAAGACTTTTTTGTCCCCCATCAGCCCCTTGTGAGCGTCGGGGACGGCTCAATGTTCAACCTGTTCGCCAACTCTGCAGGAATACCTGCGATTGGCGAACCGTCATCCATTGCCATCATGTCATCAAAACCGAGCGGCATCTCTCCACCCATCATGCCACCATCCATAGGCATCCCAGGAGGCATACCCATCCCAGGAGGCCCACCCGCGGGAGGCCCACCCGCAGGAGGCATCATCCCGCCATCCATAGGCGGCTGACCCATCGGCTCCTCCTCAGGCATCATTTCCTCGCCGCCCTCCTGCTGCTCCTGCGTCATAAACGAACCAGGATCTTTCACACCAAAATCAAGCAACAACTTGCGGGCCACAGCCCTCGGGTCAACAACCTGCATGTCAACCAAAGGCAACATCGCATCAGAGAACTGCAACGCGCTTTGACGACGCGACGACTCGTTCTGAGGAGACGTAGAACCCCCCTCAACCTCAAAATCGAAACGGCCAGCAATCGTGTCCTTGTCGTAATCCAACCAAATCGGACTAGCGTTAGTGCCCACAACCCTAATCACATGCTCACCAGTCATAAACTGTTGCATCAACTGGATAAGACGCTCACCCACCTGAGCTAAAACGTCCTCAACACGGGCCAACTTGTCAGCCGAACGAGCATTCGACTGATCTTGAATCATCGCCGCCTCGGTGGCAGTACGACGAATAGCAGTCTGACTGAAATCCGAGACACCCGTCACATCGTCAATGTCGCGGTCAATCACATCAGACATGTTGTAAGCGTCCGCGCTAATCGTGTGCGTCGGCATCAACTGGACCGCCTCAGCAAGACTGTACTGGGCGTTCACCTTAACAATCGTCCCGTCCTCATCGGACTCCAACGCCTCCCAAGCATCAGAGTCCAAAGCGTCCTCCATCGCAAGATACTTGCGTTGATTGCCGCGACGGTGCTGCATCTGCTCAGTACGAGTCTTATTCAACTCGTGCTGCAAAGCCTCAATGGACTCCAAATC